CCGATCGCGGCTGTGGTCCTGCTCGGCAGGTCTCGCAAGCAACCCGTGACGCAGCCGACCGAACTCGGGACCGGCACGTCGTCCGGTTGATGAGGCACTAGCACGAACGCAGTAGGGGACGGGGCGGCGCGAACGGCGCGACCGCCCCTCCCCGATATTTCGACGAGGAGCGAACGATGCCGATAGCGATAAGCAAGCGGCCTGGGCGGAAGCCAATCGTGAAGAACGGCGACGCGGCGGAGCCGGTGAAGGCGCCCGCGCCGCAAGCCCCGGAGGAGTCAGGCGTGCGCGTAAGGATGATGCGGGACATCACGTCGAGGCTCGGCACGTTCGTTCGCGGAAAGACCTATCGCCTCCCGACCGACACGGCGCGGTCGTGGATCGGCTTCGGATTCGCCGAAGAAGATAAGGCGCTCGACCATGCGCCGGAAACGAAATAGGAGACATGCATGGCAACCTATAACAAGTTCCAGGGATTCGTTGGGTATCTCGGCCTCGGGGCCGTGAACCTGAACACCGACACGCTGAGGGTCTACCTCACGAACAACACCCCGTCGGCGTCGGACGACGACGTGAAGACTGACCTTGCGGGGATCACGGAGCAGAACGGCTACACGCCAGCCGACACGACCAACACCTACTCGGAGACGAGCGGCACGGGGACGCTCGGCGCGACCGACGTCGTGTGGACCGCAAGCGGCGGCTCGTTCGGGCCGTTCCGCTATGTCGTCCTCTACGACGATACGCACGCGAGCGATATCCTCATCGGCTGGTGGGACTACGGCTCAAGTATCACCGTCAACACGGGCGAGACGTTCACCGTAGACTTCGCGGCTGGCGGGATCGCCACGATCGCGTGACCGTCATGGAGCGCACCTTCACGAACGGCGCGGTCAAGGACTGCTGTAAGGACGCGGCCAATCTAGAACTCCTGGCCGACGAGTCGCGCAACGGCCTCTCGGTCAAGCGGTGTCGCGTCTGCGGCTGCCGCCACAGGAGGCTCGTCTGCGAGCCGGGGATGTTCGGGCTGACGGTGAAGCCGGTCGGACGGCAGGCGTAGGAGGACGATATGGGACTCACCACACGCGCTTCGGGCACGCTGGAGGTGCTCGCGGCAGCGCCCTTTTCTATCTCGCTTGTTCCGACGGCTCGTTCTGTTCGTCAGAACGATGCTGTGCAAACTGTTTCGTATCGGGTGCTATTCGACCGGGCTGGCGGCTACGCGGGCCCGGTCTACCTCGAAGTCGTCGGATTCGTCGGGCGGGAATCGTTCGACGTGAATCCGATCCCTGCGGGCGCGTCGGAGGCGCTGCTGACGTTCGACACGGCGGAGATGCCCGTTGGCCTGGTCGAGTTCGACGTCGTGGCCTACGAAGACCCGGCGGACTATCCTGGCGGATGGCCGCCCCCGGCGGAGTGATAGCAGATGTTCTTCGCCTTCGCCGCTCTGATGCTCGTCGTCGGCGGGGTCATGCTCCACGACAGGCCGGAGGAGTGGTGAACACAGAGCGATACGAGGCGGAGTTGCGCGAGGCCGTGGCCCGTGCGCGAGAGGCGATGGAGCCGCGGCCGCGTGGCGCACGATGCTCCGCGCTTTGCCCCGCCGAGAAGCGGGTGTTGCGGCTCATCGGACTTGGGCTGTCTAACGACGAGATAGGCGAGGCGTTAGGGATAGGGCATGAGACCGTGAGGACTTACGCGAAACGACTCCACGACAAGTGCGCCGTCGAGGGCCGGACGCGGCTAGCGATTGCGGCACTCCTGGTCGGCAATAGGACGCTCTTAGGTAAATAGCATGGCAACCGTTAACGGCGTAATATCCGCTACCGCCGACGATTTACAGATTCATTATAACACTGAATGGGTAACACAAGACGATCTGACACTCTGGTTCGGCAAGTGGAATGGATACAACCATACGGTCGCCCTAAGATTCACGCTTGATGCGGCAATACCATCAAGTGCGACAATCTACTCTGCCGACCTAAAAATGTATGGTAGCGGTGGCGCAGACGTCGATGAGTTATGGGCCTATGTCACCGAGAGCGCCGATGGGTCGCAGATTACGGCGGCAAGCCAACGACCAACATGGCTTGATTCAGGCAGCACGACGACCTATCCGACGTCAGAGGAAGGGACGGGAGCGGTCCATTGGATCGGGACGTGGACGCTCGACGCATGGAACACGGTCAGCGTCACCGGCCTCATTCAACATCTTGTCGATACTTACGGCGGGCTCTCCAGCGGGGCGCATGTTGTCGTTTGGGTTATTGGCGATAATTCCTTGTCCGGCAATATAGAGAGCGGCCTAGATGATTATGACGCCACGAACAAAGCGACGCTGACCATAACTTATACTACTGAGCCAACGCTTACACAGACTCAATTCCGCTTCTTCTCGGCTGGCGATGAACTGCCGCACATGGACGCGGCAATCGTCCCGGTCATCGAGTCCGGCGACATCACGCATACGAATAACACCAGCACATCGACCTCAAGCAAGAGCATTTCCTATCCGGCCTATGCCAACGGCGACCTCATCATCGTGGCCCTGGCTTCAGATGCCGATGTCAGCCATACGCCGCCATCGAGCGGGCCGAATAGCGAAACGATAAACGTCATAGCCGACGACATCGACCCCGGCTCGAACGGTCCGCACCTGTCGATCATCTGGTGGGTCGGCAGCGGGTCGCATGCTGCCGGGACACAGACCTGGACCCTGAGCGCAAATGAGACTTGCTCGGCTGACGCTATCCTCGTCCCGGCGGGAGAGTTCTACGCCACGACGCCGATTGGCACAATCGGGACTGCGGGGTCGAGCGATTCTGACCAGGGGAACGCGACGATGCCCGCCTTCACGCCCAACCGCTCGGGCGGGCGAGTCGTCTGTATCGGTGGCGTTGACGCCGACCCGATGGCATCGAGTTACGCCCCGTCCGGATGGACGGCCCGTTCCGGCGCGGCCCGAGACGACGGGGCGCAGAATATCTTTGTCGCCACAAGGGATACGCTGACCACCGCCAGCACGCAAGTTGGCTCTGCCGACTTTGACATCAACGCCTCTGACTCCTACTCTTGCATCGGGTTCGTCGTGAACGGGACCGTCGCCACGGCAGACGGACGGACGCCTTTGGCCGCAGCCGGGACTGATCCCGAACTTGAGGTAGACACCGACTACGGCGTTTCCATCAGGGTCGAGAACTCGGGCAGCGCGACGACCGAGGATACCTACAAGTGGCAATATAAGAAGAACTCCGGGTCGTGGACCGACGTTTCTAGCTCCAGCTCTGTCCTCAAGGCGTATGCTACGTCCGACTTTGCCAACGGCGACGACGTTCCCGAGTATATCACCGGCTCTGGCACATACGTCACGAACAACAACGCGGCCCTCGATACGGCTGGCTCGTTGACATTGGCGGCGGTTCTCGGCGCTGGCTATTCGTTCGAGAGCCACTTGAACTTCCGCATCGTCTCCGGCGACGTTGTAGACGGCGATATCATCTATCTCCGCATCGTCGAGGAAGACGGGACGGCGCTCGACTCCTACGGGACGAGCGATACGAATATCCCGGCCATCACGGTCAACGAAACGGGCGGGGCCTATTCCCTCTCCTGCGCGGCTGGCTCCTATGCGCTGACGGGGCTAGATATGAGCCCGCTACGAACGGCTAAGGTCGATGCTAGCGGGGGGAGTTATGCGCTCACGGGCCAGGACGCCGGGGCCTACTACGGGCGCAAGGTTGCGGCGGATACCGGGACTTACGCGCTCACCGGCCAGGACGCGACGCTTCTCCGCGCCGCTCGGATCGCCGCTGACGCGGGGGACTACGCCCTGACCGGCCAAGACCTCGCCGCGCTTCTCGGACGGAAACTTGAAGCCGAGGCGGGGTCGTATGCGCTGACCGGGGAGGACATCGCCTTCATACGCGGCTACGGGATTGCGGCAGAAGCCGGGGCCTATGCGCTTTCGGGGCTCGATTCGACACTGCTCCGCAACGCCCTGCTTTCGGCCGAGGCTGGCTCGTTCAGCGTCACGGGCCAGGATGCTGAACTTTTGCGCGGCTATGGCATCGTGGCCGAGGCGGGCTCATACGTCGTGACCGGAGAGACGGCCGCGCTCTTGCGGACGGCGAAACTCGCGGCCGAGGCGGGGGCCTATGACGTCACCGGATTGGCGGCCACGTTCGTTTATACGCCGATCGGGGCCTATGTCATATCGGCCGAGGGCGGCGTCTATGCCGTAACCGGCGCGGACATCGGCATACGCCGAGACGCGAAGATCGCGGCCGACGCCGGAGCCTATGTCGTCACGGGCCAGGACGCGGCGACGCTCCTCGGGCGGCTCGTCGAGGCCGGGGCCGGGTCGTATGAACTCACGGGCCAAGACACCGCGCTTCTCAGGGACGCGGTATTGGCGATAGAGGCCGGGGCCTACGCCGTGACGGGCGGAGCCGCTACGCTGACCTACGCGGCGGCAATCGTTTCAGCCGACGCGGTTCGCGTCAAGCCCTCGACGCGCACGATCGACGTTTCCGGCTCGGGGAGGACTGTATCCCCGCGAGCCGCATCACGGACGGCTACGGTAAACCGGAGGAGATCATGGAACTGACCGGCGAATGGACGATCCCTATCGGCGGCAAGTGGCCGCTCTCGTTCACTTGGAAGAACGACGACCTGCCGACCGGCGTGACCATCGCTTCGGCGACGAAGACGGTCTCTCCGGCGTCGGGGCTGACGGTCGGCGACCCGACGCTCAACTCGGCGTCGGACGGCGTTAACTTCTGGGCCGAGGCCGTGACCGCCGGTTCTTACACGATCCTCATCGTCGCCACGCGCTCAGACGGCGGCAAGAACGTCGCGCTCGGGTTCGTCTCCGTCCCGGCCGTGACGAAGGCGACGTCACTCGCGTCGAACGCGCTCATCTCCGTCGCCGACTTGTCACGGCTCATGGGCGAGGAGGTCTCGACCGGGCTTGCCGAGATGGTCATCAATTCCGTCTCCAGCGAGTTCGACCGCTATACGGGCCGGACGCTCAAGCAGACGGCCTACACGAATCTCTATATCGACGGGAACGGCGACAAGATACTCCAGCTTCCGAATTGGCCCGCCGCGTCCGTGACCGGGGTCTACGAGGACGACACGCTCCTCACCGAAGGGTTGGACTACGACTATACCGTCTACACCTCGGACGACGAAGCGTATCTCTACAAGTTGAGCTCGACCTGGCCGGGGCTCCTCTCGGAGTCGGCGGTGTGGGCGAAGGGGCCGAAGACGATCAAGATCACGTCGGTCTCGCTCGGCTACGCGACCATCCCCGGCGACTTGGTTCTCGCGGCCACGAAGCAGGCGGCGGTCGAGTATCTGCGGGCGAAGCAGAAGACGTGGAACGACACTTCGCGCTCGGTAGAGACGGGGAGCGTATCGCTCGTCGAGCCAGGGCTGCTGCCGGACGTCGAGGCGGTGTTGAAGCGCTACCGGAGGTTCAGGGTCTGACGATGAATATCAAGGTTGACCTGGGCGGGGCGCTGCGGAAGACGGCGACGCTCGCAAAGGTTCCTCAGGCCGCGCTCAGGCAGCTCAAGCGCTGGGGCGCGAACTCGGTGAAGGACTTGCAGCGCGAGGCGGCCGGGATGAAGAAGTCCGGCTCGGGGCGAAAGACCGGCCAACTCGCCCGCGCCGTCGGGAGGCTGACGCGAGAGCGCATGCTTATCGTCGGGACGAACGTCAACCGGGAGACCGACGTCAAGTATGCGAGGATCCAGGACGAGGGCGGGACGATACGCGCCAAGAAGAAGTGTCTCGCAATCCCGTTGAAGGGCGTAAAGATGCGGGCGCGGGACTACCCCGACGCCTTCGTCATCACGTCGAAGAAGGGCAACGTGCTCCTCGTGCAGCAAAAGTGGGGCAAGGTGCGGGGAGGCGAGAACTCCGTTCGCAAGGGATTGACGCCGCTGTTCCTGCTCAAGCCTGAGGTCCACCTTCCGGCGACCCGATGGTTCTCGGGGACGATGATGCGGATGGAGTCGTTGCTTCCCGGCTACATGGACGAGAGGGTGATACTCGACGAGGCCGCTAAGATGGCCGGAGTAGGAGGCGTCTGATGGCATGGCCTACGGAAACGAAACGGGTCAGCGTCGTCGATCGCGTTGTCACGGTCCTCAAGGCGATCCGCGAGGGCGCGACATACTTCTACTCCCCGGCCGCCGTGTCGAAGCGCTACACGCATTGGAAGGAAGTCGTCAAGGCGCCCGACTATTCGGTCTCGCTCGACTCGGGCGGGAAGATGGAAGCGGGGCTCAACGGCTGGTGGACAGAGGAGTTCTACATCAACGTCAAGGGCGTCGTCGTCGACGATACCGACGCGGTTTCGGTCATCGCCCGCTGTCTCCGCGACGTGCGGCTGGCGATCGAGACGGACATGGCTTCGACGGCGACGGGCTCGCTCGGCAGTCTCTGTTCGGCGCTGTTCTTCGACGACGGCGCGGAGACCGACAACGGGTATCTAAGTCTCGAAGGCAAGGGCCAATTCGAGCAGCGGATACGGATAGTCATATCCGGGACTATAGGAACTTTATAGGAGGCCATGAATGGCAACACCTACCTCTCCCTCTCGGCGTTTTTACGGGTGTGCCGCGGCGCAGGGTTCCGTCTGGGGAACGGCTGTCGCGGTCGGGGCTGCCGACGAGTTGTTCGTCACGTCAGACGGCGACCCGGCTCTCAAGCAGGAGTTCAAGCCCTTCGGCGGGCTGAACCAGGTTCTTCCGGCGGACGGCGACCTCGGCCCGTCCGAGGCGATCGACTTCTCGCCGGAGTTCGGCGGCGAAGGCTGCGGCCTTCAGTATGAGATGGGCGCCACAGGCTCGCTCATCGTCGCGCTGTTCGGCACGTCCACGTCGGTCACGCAGCAGGGCGCGACGACGGCCTATCAGCACGTCATCGACTGGGCCAACGAGGTGTCCGACTTCTTCACGTTCGTCACGGAGCGGCCCGGAGACATCTGGGAGATCCCGTCGTGCGTCCCGCAGAAGCTCACGCTCAAGCCGGGCAACGGGTTCCTCCAGGGCTCGATCACGCTGCGCGGGAACCATCTCAACAACACCTCGACGACGAACACGGCGACACAGGCCGACGCGATCACGAAGGCCGCGAGCGGCGGGATCATCCGCTTCCAGGACGGCGTTTTCCGCATCAACGCGCAGTCGGGCGACGCGCTCGACAGCGGCGACAACGTGACGCTCTCCGACTTCGAGGTCACGCTGGAGCGGACGATGGACGCGCTTCAGGTGCTGGGCGGGACGTATATCGCGCAGCCAGCGGAGTCGGCGTTCGCCGGGACGCTCAAGATCAAGCTCCCGCACGAGTCGGGGACGGCCGCGACGTGGTTCGCAACCTACCTCGCCAAGACCGCGCAGAAGGCGTCACTGACGTTCACGAGCTCGGACCTCGCTGGGACGGGGTATCCGTATGTGTTCACCATCGCCTTCCCCCGGCTCATGCCGAAGGTCGCGCCCGGCGTGAAGCTCGAAGAAATCATCAACAGCGAGCTGGAGTTCCTGGTCCTCGAAGCTTCGGCAGCGCCGTCCGGGATGACAGGGCACACGCGGCCCTACCTTGAGGTCACGAACAAGCGGTCGACGGCTTATATCTCCTGATAGGGGCGTGAAGCGTGGATATCAAGCGCATCATGCCGACGGCGGAGGTCGAGTTCACGCTTGACCGCAAGGACGAGGCGGGCGAGCCGGTCACGGTCAAGCTCACGGTAAGCTACGTCTCGGTCGATGAGATCGGCGACTTCGTGGAGTCGGGCAAGCGGTTCCGGTTCTCGAAGGCCGCCCGCGAGATGCTGATCGACGCCGTATGCGGCTGGGACTTGACGGAGGACGGGGCGCCGCTTGAGTGCGACGAGAAGAACAAGCGGCGTGTGCTGCCGGTGCTCCTCGGGCAGCGGCTGGCAGGGACTGCGGACAATCCGCTGGAGCTCGTGTTGGGCCGGAAGCTTCTGGAGTTCGCCGCCGACGACGGGAACTTCCTAAAAAATTAACGGCCTACCTCGGGCTCTACGCGGATGTCCGCAAGTATCTGCTGGCCCCGGACCAGCACCGCCACGAGGTAGGCGAGGATGTGAGCCGGTGCAGGAACTGCATGTTGGCACGAGAGGCGGGACGGATGAGCCTGTTCGAGCGCTACTGCTGGAATTGGTATCAGGCGAACGCGACGCCATTCGCTTTCGAGGCGGGGATGATGGCACGGCTCATCGAGCGGATAGGGCTGGACAAGACGAGGGAGAGGTTTTTTCTTCGTGCGATGAACGAGATACGGCAGTTCGTGTTGCGGCTCCAACTCGACGATGCGAGGAGCTAACGTGGCAGACGTAAAATATATCATCACGGTTGACGAATCCGGGGCGACCAAGAAGATCGAGACGTTCGACAAAGCCATCGTAGACCTCGGGAAATCGACCGGCAAGACGGACAGCGCCTTCGGTAGCCTGTGGAAGCAGTTTGCTATCGGCCAGGTCGCCGTCAACGCGCTCTACAAGGGTTGGTCGGTTTTCAAGAACGAGATGGTGAGCACCGTCCGCGAGGCCATCGAAGCGGAACAGGCCGAGCGTCGGCTGCGGACGGCGCTGGAGATGACGGGGCGGGCGCACTCGGGCATCATGTTTTCGCTCGTCGAGTTCTCGAAGGCGCAGCAGAAGGCGACGCTCTACACGGACGAACAGATACAATCGACGCTGACGCTCTTGGCGCAGCTCACGAAGCTCGACTCCCAGGGACTTCAAAAGGCGGCGAAGGGGGCGATGGGGCTCGCGGCCGTCATGGGAATCGACCTAGAGTCGGCGGCGCTGATGGTCTCGAAGGCGATGGAGGGGAACGTCCAGGCGCTCGAGCGCATCGGCATCCGGCTCGACGACAACGTGCCGAAGGAGGAGCAGGCGGCGGCGATGCTCGAAAAGCTCGTCGGGCTCTACGGGCGGGCCACGGCTGAGACCGAGTCGTTCGGCGGCGAGGTCCAGCAGCTGAAGAAAGCATGGGGCGAACTCAAGGAGGAGATCGGCCGGGTTGTGACGGAATCGACGCCGCTCACGGGCTGGATCAAGGACACGACGAAATACCTCCAGGACATGAACGCGGAGGCGAAGGAATCGGCGCTGTCGTTCAAGAACATCGTTGCGGCGTGGGCGGGGATCGGGACGGGGCCGGTCGGGGCGCTGGCGACGGCAGCCGCCGCTGCCCGAGGCGCGATGCGCGACCTCGGGAAAGAGGCCGTCATCACGGCGAAGTATATCAAGATCATGTCCGACCCGGCCAACGCGCCGGGGTCGTTCTTTGCGGCAACGACGACGGGGGCCAAGAGCGCGGGGCAGAGCCTGGAGGCGTTCACGCGCTCGCTCATGGCGTCGAAGAAAGAGGCGAAGGAACTCACGGCCATCCCGTTCAAGCTGTTCGGCGACTTCCCGCCGGAGAAGAACGTCTACGAGCTGACGAAGCTCCCGCCCGCGATAAACCGCGTCGAGCTGGTGATGCAGAGCCTTACGGCGGCGTCCAAGCTCACGGGCGACAGGATGAAAAAGACTTGGGCGGAGACGGCGAAGGCGATCGCCGAGACGATGGACAAGATACGTTCGCAGTCGTCCGAGGCGTTCTCGATCCTGAACTCCATCTTTTCGCAGTCGCAGCGGAACCGCGAGATTGCCATCGAGAACGAATACAAGAAGCGGCTGGACGCGATAAACCTGTCGATACTCGACGAGGAGGAGAAGCAGCGGGCGGTCATGGCGCTCGAAGCGGAGTATCAGCTGAAGCGCACGTCGGCGGCGCGGGCGGCGGCGAAGCAGCAGAAGGCCGTGGCGATGATGGAGGCGATCGTCAACACGGCGAGCGCCGTCACGGAGGCGCTGCCCAATCTGTTCCTTGCGGCGCTCGTCGGGGCGCTCGGCGCGGCGCAGATAGCCAAGATCGCGGCGCAGCCGATACCGCTGGCGAAGGGCGGATACTTCAAGCGCCCGACGTTGCTCCCGGCGATGGAGCAGACCTACGTTGCGGGCGAGGCCGGGGCCGAGGTGTTGAGTCCCGTCCCGGTTTTGCGGCAGATCGTGCGCGAGGAGGGCGGGCGGCGCGGCGGAGGCGTCAACATCTCGTTCGCACCCGGCGCGGTCGTCATCCAGGCGCAGACGCTCGACGACCGGACGGTCGCCAACGCGGGGCGGCGCATCTTCGCTGAGATGGAAAACCAGGCCCGGCTCCGCGGGAGGAGGCTCATGTGGCAGACTTAAAACTCGGGCCGAGCGGGTCGCAGACGACGCTGCCGGACGTGATCTGGCCGTCCGGGTCCGCGCCGGAGTTCCCCTACGAGCAGGATGGTTTGGTCGACGAGGCGCCGTCGCTCGACGGCTCGATCCGCGTGAACATCAAGACCTACGCTCCGGGGACGTGGACGATCGTTTGGGACGGGATACTGTGGTCCGACGTCGATACGATCCTCGACGTCGTGACGCTCAAGCAGCAGTTGGCCTACACGAACGAATACACGGACAACGCGACGCATAACGTCGTCGTCACGAGCTTCTCCTACTCGCTGAAGGGGGACACGGCGGCGACGACGGCGCGGTATCTGTTTACGCTGACGCTGCGCGAGGTCGTCTGATGCAGTCTATAACGCCCGTCACGTCGGCGAATCTCCGGGCGGCGGTCCAAGAGATCCGCTACAAGTTCGAGTTGCAGGACGACTCGGACGCTTGGGTCGATCTGTGCGCCATGCCGACGACGCGAACGGACGCGCTGGCGGGGTGGAGTTATCGCAAAGAGATCGTCATCTCGGGCGACTATATCGACGCCGAGTTGACGAACTTCCCGCTCAAGGTCCAGTTAGTGGCCGACACCGATATCGGCGCGGCGGCGCTCTCGACGGGATACGATATCCGCTTCACGGACGACGACGGGGTGACGCTGCTCAAGTATGAGCGCGAGTCGTTCGCCATAGCGTCGGGCGCGGCGACGGGCGTCTTCTGGGTGAAGATACCGACGCTTCCGGCTACGGGCGGGCGGATATTCGTCTACTACGGCAAGTCCGGGGCGTCGGACGGCGCGGACCCGGAGAACGTCTGGGACTCGAACTTCAAGGCCGTCTACCATTTGAAGGACGCGACGACCTCGACCGTCCTCGACTCTACGGCGAACAACAACGACGGGACGAAGAAGGGCGCGAACGAGCCGGTCGAGGCGACGGGGAAGGTCGGCAAGGGGCA